GTTTCAAAGAGTGATGATACGCAAATGTAGTTTTGTCGGGAGGTTCCATTCTAGTTAAAGAATCATTTTGACATTTATATTCGCAATTTTTTTGATAATCGCATACAAGTGAATATGGTTTGTCCCTAACAGAGAATTTTTTGTCAATTTTATCATTGGTTGATAACTCTATTTCCAATTCCTCCTCTAACTTTGCAAAGTCCTTTTGATTTTCATTAATGATACAATCTATGCTTACGGACTTCAATATGCTTTGCGCTTTACCTATTTTCCTGGCCTTTTCTTCACACTTCCTATAAACCATCATATCAACCGACTCTGTTTCTGCATCTATATAGGTTCCATGTAAGAAAATTTGACAATTGCGATTCTTAATATCCAAATCTTTATGACTACAATTACGGATCGCGCGACCAACAATTTGGTCCATACGATTCAGATTCCACCAAGGTTCAAGAATATGTACTTGGCGAAGATTTTTAAAGTCAATTCCTTCACTTCCAGCCTGTGTAATTAAAACAATTTTACACAAATCCCCATCAACATTTTCTGCTTTATTTATTATTTTAATATCTCGATAGTTATTTCTGCTATAGTTCGCATCCCCAGTGATCATGGTGTATTTTTTGGGGAATATTTTTTTCTCATTTTTTCTAGCAGATTTTGAAAATAAATTGTCTTGCGGATTCAAACGGGTCATTCCTAACTCTTCAAGTGCCAATGCGAGTGGCAATAGCCCGGCATCTTTGAATTGCGAATAAATCAGTATAATACCTTTCGATTGCTTGATAATTTCTAAAATTGATTTTATTTTCGCACTATAATCTCCTATTTTATCCTCATCAAAAATGTTTTTGTCTTTATTTCTATATTTGAACTTACTGTGTTCGTCTTTGACAACAACTGAATCTAATCCATTTTTACCAACCAAGTATTCGTCAGGTTTATTTGTGGGATAAGTGATATTTAAAGCATATATTGAGTTATGAAGTTCTGTATACATATAATTTTCTCCTGCTTCATTTCCAATGATATTTTCATCACCATTCACATGTCCATTGCTTGGCTTTTCCAATTTTTTTTTAGTGAAAAACTTATATACCTTAAGTTGTTTCTCACTCATTTTTGTCATGTATAAATCCAAAAAGTGATGAGTTTTTGGTATATTGTCCCCATTGTATTGTTTGTCAGGATAAACAAAGCCTTTTCTCAATGTACTATACTTGCTGTTATAATCCGAAGGATATATTTTAAACGGAAAGATGTAAGGATTTTCTCCACGAACAAAAGAGATATATCCGTTCGCTTTAATAGTTAAAATTTTTTCCCCAATGGCTTCGCCTTCTTCATTTATTAACAAATCGCCATTTTTATCAAATACTTCATTTAATTTTATTTCTGATAGCCCGTCATTACGTCGCAGGATATTCAATAAGAAAATAATCTCTCGTGAATCGTTGTACATCGGCGTACCGGACAACAAAAGTATTTTATTTTTTTTCACATAAGTAGTGAGCAATTTCATTGCCGAAGTGACCCTCTTTCTAGAAGTTTTCTTTCCTCCTTCAGAGATATCTCTCACATTGTGAGCCTCATCAATGACCAGTAAACAATTACCGAATTGTGTATTAAGTTTTTCCTTAACAATTCTGTATCTTTTTTTCTCATCTTTCACGTTGATATTTCTTAAAATGCCCCCAATTTTATTGGCAAATTCTACGTAACCACTAAACACATAATATTTCTGAATATTATCATTAATTTTATCTGCGATCATGTGTTTATCCATATTTTGAAGGTCGTAATTTTGTAACTCTTGTAATAGGGAGGGTCCGACACAACTATCCAGATTCCATATTCCATTTTTTTTTTCCAGCTTATCTATATTGAATAGCTGCAGTTTAAAATTTTCTTGGACGTTGGTGCTAGCAATAACCCAAATTTTGTTGAAGTTTTTATTATATTTGTGAACATGACGGAACTGTTCTGTTACACCAATTGCCGTACATGTTTTTCCTGTTCCCATTCCGTGATATAATAGAATACCATTATATGGAGTGCTTGGATGAATAAAATTTTTAATAAATTCTTGGTGGGGAGAAAGCACAAACTCTTCGTGTTGACATAATTTGTTGTTTGAAATTTGTCCATTTGGAACGGTGTAGGGGTATTTGAATTCCTCTTTCAATGCTATTTTTTTTTGAAATTCAATGTCACCAAAATGAGGATATTTATATTTGATAGCAATATTGGCTGGAACTGAATCACTCATTGATATTTATATATACAAGTTATTATTTATCAATAAATGTACCCTTTTTAGTATATTCAGTTTCTCATGATTATAGTTTCTAATTTTCAAAATACATTCATTGTATGAAAACCACTTCAGATCACTAATTTCTTCCTTTTGAAAGTTATTTTCACATAGCGTATTTGAATGATCCATTTTACAGATATAATATTTGTGTTTGTATGATTTTGCGTTTGAGCCTGTGAATATTTCTTCAACAAATCCAACATTCTTAATCATGATCAAATTTTTAGAAGAGTAGCCGGTTTCTTCTTCAAATTCGCGAATTGAACATTCATAATCATTCTCTTTTCCATTGCGTCGTCCCTTTGGAAATCCCCACTCAGGTTCGCTCCAATTCACGGTCTGAGGAAATAAATATTTCTTTTTATTTTTAATGTAATTGAACTTTTCATTTATTTTCACATCAAATTTTTCATTTTTCTTATTCCAAAGATTTGACCACAACTGAGAATACTCATTATTTAATATTCCAATAATTTCATAATGAGTCATCTCGGCTATCAACTGTTTGACATGAAAATCATTATAAATATTAAACTTGCCTCTCAAAAAGTCAACATAACCAAGAGTATCTTTTCTTCTCACGAGTAAATATTCATTTTGTTTCCTCTTAGGATTATATCTAAAACAAATGATCCCAAAACTCATGATTGGTCTTTTACAAGAAAAAAATAAATGACCTTGCATCCCACAGTTATTGCAAACAGTTTTTCTTTTCCATTTTTTTTTGTTCTCGTATTCATTCATACTTTTTTTGCGCAATAGATACAAAATGCTATAAGTATATGTTTAATTTATAATATTAATATATACTTTGCCCACTCATGAATATCAAAATCAATAAATATTTTGTTTGCGAGATTCTTGAACAATATTTGTCCCAACTTGGCTTTTATTATGTAGCAAATAAATCAAACAAAAAAAAAATTGTAGAATTGTTTCATAGTATGCCATTTTTCTTTTTTGATCAAAATGTTCAAAATATACTTTATAAAGTGATACAGAAAAACAATATAACAGCATACATTGATTCCAACGAAACTATGAAGCACCTATGCTTTAACATTTACAAAGATTTTTGCTCAAACCTGAACTATCCATGCAAAAATTTCCAAGATTTTTATGACAGCATATTATTCAAGCTGACAAGTGACAAATATTATATGAAAAAAATGAAGCATAATCATATTCATAGTTTCATATTTTCTATTTTATTCATCGGCATCCTTTGCGTATATTACACTCTTACAAAAAGATTATATCCGTAATTATATAATGAGCATTAAACTATGGATAATTATAATTTGCGCATTAGTTCTTTATAACATTCATTATGAGAGTAACATATTATCAAAATTGAAAAAATACAAAAAATATTACAAAATGATGATTGTCGTTATTATGGGCTTTGGAGCGCTTTCCGTTGTAAATAAATCTCCTAAAATGAGTTATGATAACATGAAAACGCTTCAGGAATTCATTCAAGTCATGCCTATCGATAGACAATCAAAAGACATACTTACACCATTTCTCTCTTCAAATTCGTCTGAAACGAATCAAGTCAAAGAACAAGTTTCAATTAGAAAAATAGAATCATCTGGTTCTAAGGGCACAAAGCGAAGTGTAAGCGAAACCAAAAAAAAATATATTGCTTCTCAACAAAATTGGACGTGTAACAAATGTAACCAAAAATTAAATCATACATTTGAGGTAGATCACAAAGTTCGTCTGGAATACGGTGGAACAAATGAAGTATCTAAT